ATACGGGGGCTTCGGCTCCCCTTTTTCTTATGGCTACCACAACTATTGAAACCGATACCGAACTATCCGCAGTTAACTCAATACTGGGAGCTATCGGACAAGCACCAATAACACAATTAAAAGATCCATCCACTGGAGCTATAGCTAACGCTAACCCAGAAATACAATTTATATATAATCTACTACGTGATGCAAATGTTGACACACAGGCGGAAGGCTGGCACTTCAACAGAGAACGTCATGTAACATTTAACAAAGATTCTGTTACAAATAAAATAGCTATATCAAATGACATAGTTAAGATAGATTTACCAGACAACTGGAGCAGAAGACATTATAACTTTGTCAGACGTGGTGGATTCTTATATGATAAGATAACACATACTGATGTCTTTACTGACATGGCTGACTCTATCGAGTTAGATGTTATTAGATTATATAACTATGAAGATCTACCTCCTGTATTTAAAAGATACATAACTTACAGAGCCTCACGTATGGCAGCTACACAGCTTGTAGCTAACCCACAACTTGTACAATTACTAGCCTCACAAGAGGCTTTATCACGTGCTGCTCTTATGGAGTACGAGTGCAACCAAGGCAATCATAGTATGTTTGGATTTGAAGACGATACAGCATACAATACATATCAACCATGGAGAAACCTTAGAAGATAATGGCAGGCATTACACAAACTATCCCTAGCTTTGTTCAAGGGATTTCAGAGCAACCAGATCACTTAAAATTTCAAGGGCAAGTTAGAGATATTGTTAATGCGATTCCTGATGTTACACTTGGACTCTACAAAAGACCGGGCAGTAAACGTATAGGAACTGCTCCTTTATCTAACGTACAAAGCGGAGGATCTTGGTTTCATTATTTTCGTGATGAGACAGAAGGATCTTATGTAGGTCAAGTCGCAGCTGATGGTCAAGTCAGAGTCTGGCGTTGCAGTGATGGGCAACAGATGACTACAGCTTATGGTACTGGCGGACAGACCGCAATACAAAATTATCTTGCAACAAGTGAACCAGAAAATTTACAATTCCTTACTATCAACGACACTACCTTTGTTAGCAGTCGTGATAGTACTAACGCTAATACTCTAGTAGGTACTACAGGAACAACAGATGATAGACCAGAAGCTCACTGTGCTATGATCGAACTACTAAGAACTGAAAATGGAAGACAGTACGGTCTGAATATATTTGATTCTACATCTACTGGAAACTTAACTACAATCAAAAGAGCTACTAAAGTAAAAATTACAGGTAACAGCTATGACGAGGGAGACGGCTCAGGTCACTGCCCCGGTATAGGTACAGAGGTATATGCTGTTACAGCTGCTGGAAGTTATGGTGCTACAACTAACGTAGTACATGTAAAGAACAGTAGTGGTACAACAATAACTACAGGTAAAAATAACTTAACATTCCGTGTTACAGCTTTAGGTCAGCAAGGTGTTAGCCCTAACTATAGTGCTAGCTCTAACGGACCGGGTGGTAATAACTACAGATGTAGCTACAACTTAGAGGTTGTATTACTACATGGTGGAGAAGGTTGGGATGTTGGTGACGTTATACGTGTAGAACCAGAACATGCAGCTACTGCTAACAGCTCTGATGGTCAAGCATATATAGAAGTTACTGTTACAGAAATTGAAACTACAACTGTTAAAGCTACACTTACTAACAATGGTGATGGTCTTATACGTCCAGCTCCTACCCCATTCGATTCTGATACAGCCGTAACAGCTGATACTATTTTAGCGGGTATCACAGCTCTGTTACCATCTGGTATAACTGCTAAGGTTATAGGACCCGGTATATATTTATCTAGTGCTAACCCTTTTAGTGTAGAAATAGCAGAAGAAGACTTGATGAGAGTTTTCCAAAAGACTATTAACGAGGTTACTTTACTACCTAACCAGTGCAGGCATGGATATATAGTGCAAGTTAAGAACGCTAGAATGTCCGACGAAGATGATTACTACCTACGATTTGACGGAGAAAATCAGCTTGATGGTACAGGATCATGGACAGAGTGTGCAAAACCGGGTATAGCTAAGTCTTTGACTAATATGCCATTGGTTATACAGCGTACAGCTGTAACTACATTTACTGTAAAACAGTTTACATATCAAGATAGGCGAGTAGGTGATGATAATACCAACCCTGTGCCGACATTTGTAGGTAAACGTATTAATAAAGTATTGTTTCACCGTAATAGATTAGCTATATTAGCCGGAGAAAATGTTATAACATCAAGACCCGGAACGTTAGGAACGCCTGATTTCTTCATAGAATCAGCTCTTACTATATCAGCTAGTGACCCTATTGACATATCTGCTGCATCTATGTTCCCATCTGATATATTTGATGGTATAGAAATCAATGCTGGACTGTTAGTATTTAGTACAAATCAACAGTTTTTACTTGCATCAGACGATACTGTATTAAACCCAGACACAGCTAAGTTAAGAAGTGTATCTACATATAATTATAACAAGGATATGCCTCCTATATCACTAGGTACTACCATATCTTACCTTGATAATTCTGGTAAATTTAGCCGTATGAATCAGATGGCTAATACAGCGAGAGAAGGTGAACCGAATGTTGTAGAAATTAGTAAGTTAGTACCTACATTATTACCTAAAAATTTAGATTTACTTACTAATTCTAGAGAAAACTCTGTGATATTAATGGGTAAAACTAACTCAGATACAGTGTTTGGGTACAAATATTTACAAGTTGGTGAGAAAACACAGCAACAGGCTTGGTTTAAATGGAAACTAAACAACCCGTTACTGTATCACTTTATTATAAATGACGAATATTTCTTTGTAGATACAGATAACTTCTTACAAAGTATAAAACTTGTACAATCAGACGATGATCCTACTATTGTTAGAGCAGATGATCTAAACTTTCAAATACATTTAGATAACCACACTACAGTCAGTGGTGGTAGTTATAATCCTGATACAAATATAACTACATTTAGTAATGTTAGTTGGCTTTCTAGCGTATCCACACCTAACTATCAGCTTGTAGTTATAGATGAAGGTGGTACACCAGCTCCTACTGATGGACAAGGTAGATATGCTGAAGCTACAAAAGACCCATCTTCTAACACCTTTACAGTCCCCGGCGATTGGTCTAATATAACTCTGCGTATAGGTTATTTATACGAGTATTTAGTAGAGTTTCCTAGAATCTATCCGAAAAAACAGGTAGGAGAACAATCTCGTGCCGATGTAAATTCATCTCTTATCATACATAGAATTAAATTACACTTTGGTAAAATAGGTATGTATGAAACAACACTAACACGTATAGGAAAAGATGATTACTCTGAAGTACATGAATCAACAGCTATGGATTCATATGTCGCATCAAGAGTACCTTACTTAGAAGAAGATATTAAAACTATACCTGTCTACGAAAAAAATCACAACGTAGAAATTAAACTTAAATCAAGTCACCCAGCTCCAGCTACCCTAAGAGCAATGGCATGGGAAGGAGACTATTCACCATTATTTTATAAACGTGCCTAATTATATTCACCCAATTACTATTGAGGCTGCCACAGAGGTAGCCCTAAATCTCCGTCCAGATGACCTCAGAGAGGTTGAAGAGGGTCATGGGATAGATCATACCCACCTACCATTTCTCATGACTCACAACCCCTCCTACGTGTATTTTACAGTGCCTGACGGCAAGACTGCTGGCATGGCGGGAGTAGGAGAAAAAGGTGATATATGGATGCTTTGCACTCCTGATATACACCGATACCCAATTACATTTGCAAGAGAGGCAAAGCGGTATGTCGATAGCCGTACTGAGCCACTCCTCTGGAATATAGTTGACAGTAGAAATAAAGTACATTTAAAACTACTTAAATTTCTAGGCTTCAAGTTCTTACGCAAGTTTGAACATGGACCAAATAACGTACAATTTATTGAATTTTGCCGTGTGCATGGATGCTAACGCCTCAGCTAGAATGGCTGCGAGGCAAAGATGGATGGAGAAGGACGCTAAGTTCAAATCCGAATCTTTAAAATTCTTTAACAGAGAAGCTCAAGCTGTTAGAGGTATGCAAAATGTTGCTAGAGGTTACAGTAAAGGAATCTCTAACGACTTAACAAGAGCTATATATGTTCGAGGTCAGGCTTTAAAAGCTTACGAAAAAGGCTTTACTTCCTATATGGGAACTAAAGAAATGGCTCAATCAGTAGAAGAGGGTCGATCTAGAACTGCTGGTAGAAAGAATATGCTTGCTTTACTACGAGCTCAGGGAGCACTAGAAAACTCAGTATCACAAGAATTTGGTGCAAACATGCACAGACGGTACAGATCTAGATTGGAACAAATGCAGGCTAAACAAGCTGGAGTTATTAATCAGCTAGGTGTACGTCCAGAATATGGAGCACCTGTATTGATGCCACCAACTGATAGATTAAGTGGTGCATTAAGTATTGCAAGCCAGATAGCGGGCACTCTTTCGTCGTTACACGGTATACCAATGCCGGGTGGTGATGGAAGTACGTCTATTCTCGGATTACCTATAAGATAAATTATGGCAGCACTAGAATCATACTTTGAGTCGCTAGGAAGGCAAACCACCAAGCCTTACCTAGACGAACAAAACTTATACCTCAACACCGAACCTGATTTAACCAAAGCGGTAAACGACAACAACACAAAACAGCAAGAAGATACATCCCAATTTTTTAGAGATAATATTGCGATGTATAAAGAACTAATCAAAGTTAGAGATAATAGGGTAAAGGATATATTTCAGTTAACAAAATCTGGAGCTCCTATTGTTGTAGCTTTTTCAGAGCAGCGAGACAGATTAAAGCAATTAGATATACTAGAAAGTGAAGAAACAAAAATTAAATTTAGAAGTGAAGGTATAAATTTCCAAGAACTAACAGATAAAAACTTAGTTGAATTAAATAAAGAATTAGGTGTAGCTCAAAGAGAAATAGAAAAAAATGGTTTCTATATTACACAAAACGCTGAAGGAAAGGAAGTAAGGATTACTACCAGTAAAGAGTTAAATGAATATGCTTTAATGATTGCTGGTCTTACAAACTCTAACGGACGAGAGACAGCACGAAATTCTGTAAAATATCTTCCCAAGTTCATTGAAATAGCAATGAAGGATATGCCTCATGAGAATGGGCGTTATTTTAGTGACTTATCATTAGATGAACAGGTAGAATGGTGGAGAAGCCTTAAAGCATATTACATAGGAATGTGGCAAAAACAAGATGACAGATTCAGTGATGGTCTGGTTGTCAATATGTTAATACCAGCATTTGATAAAGCAGAAAAGCAGTTTTATTCTAATGCTTTTCAACAAGATGATGAAGCCACTAGACATGCACTTTCTGAAGGTAATTATGCAGAAGCTATTGGAGTTATCAATACTCAATCAACTAATGCTATTGCTAAAAATTCTTTCTCAGCTTCAGACGGACAAGTTATAGATGGGTTTTGGGGAGAAAATGGTTACTATCAGAAAAGACTTGCATATTACTTAGAATATTATGACGGTGATAAAAAACAAGCTTATGAAGCTTTAGATAACGAATTAAAAAAAATCTTTGCAAGAGGTGTTACCTCCGGAGATCTTCAGTCAGACGCATTAGATACTATTTTTACAGAGTGGGCGTTTCTAAGTAAGGATGGAAGTGGCATGACCACATTCCAAGACTTAAATACAACAAGAAGTAATAACTTAATTTCGTTTATAGATAATATACTAGACGAAAAGACTCTAACATTAAACATAGAAACACTAACAAATAAATTAAATAAATTTGAAGAAGATCTAGAAAAAAATATCTACATGACTCGAGAGCAGTTTAATCAGTATGTACCTTATTCTGGATCTCACCCAGAGTTGTATAGACGAGCTGAGACTATTTTCGATGCAGGGCAGAAAGGAGGTATGGCAAACGCTAAAGAGTTTGGTGTTATCGACGGATTACTTCAACAAGAAATATCAACTTATGTAATTGAAAACCAAGAAAAGTTTGGAATCAAAAAAAATACTAAGACTAACGATAGAGACATTACCGCTACTGTATCTGCACTAACACCCGCTATCAATAGAGCATATTTTGAATATTACGAAGGATTTTTAACAAAGTATGAGAATGTAGAAGATGCTAAGAAAAAGGCTCTTGAAGCTGTTTCTATTGATATTAAAGCTGGTAAGTTTAATTCTGGTTTAAAAGCATTAGCCGATGCAGATTACGTAATAAAAGATACCGAGCAATTAGGTGACACTTTTGAAAATATGATTGAAAAAGATCGTAAGGGTTGGCTAACAGCTAATATGGCTCATGAAGGGGAAATGCCTCATCTTCTGATAGGTAGAGAGGCTCTTATCAATGGTGGACCAAGACCAGCTATTTACAGACAGTTGTCAAAATTATATCCAGATCTAAATACTGACAATGTACTATATGAAAGACTTGTAGCAGCAGACTTGATTGATCCTAAAGATCCAAAGTTTGCAATATATGGGTTAAGGTTAATACCAGAAACTAATATACAAGAATCTAGATTATTAACTCACTTCCCAAACATGACTAAGGCTTTGCAATTTTCATCATTAAATGCTGAGGCTTGGGCTACAGAAAGTGAGAAATTGTATGATGAAGACGCATTAAAACATTTTGATGGCTATGGTGCGTATAAAATGGAAAATGGAGAATACAGTAAAGAGATTGATCTACGCACAATGACGCTATTTTCACAGGAAAGTGAAGATACTGAGGAAGTTGATAGTATTGCAGAACTACTCAATGAGAATCCAAATGCTAAGTTTGGTATCTACGGTATGAAAGGATCTGATTTAAGTTTGACTTTACAGTATTTAGCTAATAATAATCTTATAACAGGAAACGAAACTTTTGATGACAAGTTTCAAACAAAACTACTCATGGTTAAAATAAAGTTAAACGCTAACGCTCAGCTAGCATATACTGGTGATGCAAGTTACTTAAATTTATCTACCCTTAGTGAGGAAGACGAAGCCGAGTTTAATAGACTTATTGGTAAAGATGGTAAGAATATTCCTAAGTTTGACAGA